CTAAACGATGCGTACGCTAAGTACACAGACACAGCAATGGTCGCAGCATTCACTGCATCAGGCACAGCAGCATCAACACAGGCTGCAACAATCGCAGGTCTAAAGGCTTACATTGCCAAGGAAGTTCCAGCGGCATACGCAGCCTCAGGCAAGTTCGCTACAAACCTTGTTGCTAATACAGCATGGTGGGAGACAATCCTTTCAGCAGATGACACCACAAATCGTCCGCTATTCACAGCAGCTCAACCATCAAACGCACCTGGTGCGGTTTCAGGTCAGAGCATCACAGGTCAGGTTCTAGGACTTAACCTTGCTGTTGATCCACACATGTCAGTTACAACATTGATCGATGAGTCAGCGTTTATCGTTGCTCCAGATTCCTTCAAGTTCTACGAAGGACCACAGACAACCCTACAAGTCCAGGCTCTTGCTAACGGACAGCTACAGGTTGCTATGTACGGCTACTACGCAATCGCACCAATCTTTGGTGGCGGTGTACGTCGTTTCAACCTTACATAAGAATAACTAACTAATCATGGCGGGGGGGTTGCTCCCGATCTCCCCGCCAGCAGTATAGAGAGGATCGAAATGCCAACAATTATCACGGCTTCACAGCTACGATCTGTGCTTGGCGTTTCGGTTTCTCTTTATTCTGATGCAACACTTGATGACATTATCGACACAGCAGAATCAGTAATTTTGCCACTTCTTAATTCTTACACAATCCCAATCGATGCAGTTTCTCTAACCGAAAATGTGGCTTACTTTGCTACTGTCGGATTGAACCCTTTTGGAGAAGGTCAGTCAGTAGTCATCACAGGATGCGGCTCACCTTTCAATGGCACTCACACCATCACAACATCTTTGCTCAACGATGATGCTTTCTCAGTAGCAATCACCAATGCAGACATTATTTCTAAGAATGTCATCCCATCAGGATTAGCAACACTTTCAGGAGCTTCAACTTATGTCGGCAATGCCGCAGTCGAGTCAGCAGTTACAGTAGTTTCAGTAGAAGTATTCCAATCTCGCACAGCACCGGGCGGACAGATCGAAGGAATCGATTTTGCTCCAACACCATTTCGGATGGGTCGCAGTCTCTACAATCGCGTATCTGGTCTCTTGGGCGCATTGGTGGATGTTGGAAGTATTGCTCAATGACAATCCTTTCCCAAGTCCGTCAGCCATTAGCCACAGCACTTTCAAGTGTTGCAGCTAATATCTTTGCCTATGTGCCAGAGAGTATCCCTGCTCCAGCCGTAGTGATCGTTCCAGATTCTCCTTACATGGAGTTTCAAACTATTGGGAGCAATTCAACTTTCCGCGCTCGGATCAATATGACCATTACATGCGCGGTTGCATATAACTCAAATCCAGCAAGCCTCGACAATCTTGAGCAACTGGTAACAAGTGTAGTCAGCCTAATCCCAGCAGGATATGAACTGACTGCGGTCGATAGACCAACAGTAACTACAGTAGGAGCAGGACAACTGCTTGTAGCTGACATTCGTGTGGCTACTTACTACACCCAATCATAAGGAGCAAAAGTGCCAACAACAGTAATCACAGGGCGCGACCTGAGCTTGACTATCGACTCAAAAAGTTACGATGCTCAAGCACTAAGCGTTAGCCTAGAGACAACATTAGATCGTCAAGCGTACGAGACACTAGATGGTCGCGTTTACAAGACAATCGATACAGATGCAACAATGACAATGGAATTACTAGCAGACTGGGGCGCATCAAGTGCATCACCAGTAAACTTCTCAATCTGTGAGCTTCTATGGGCTGCAGCATCTGCATCACCAGACACAGCATTGGCTTACACATTCACAGCGGCAACAGGCGCAGTCTTTACAGGCAACATATACCCATCATTCCCAACAGCCAATGGTGCTGGTAAAGATGCTCAGACTGTGACATTCACGCTACAATGCACAGCAAAGCCAACATTAACAATTAGTTAATATCTAACAACGGGAGCAAACAATGAAGTTACCAATCACAATTACATATAACTCAGGCGAGACTCAGCTCTTAGTAGCGCAGCCACCTGAGTGGGCTAAATGGGAGAAGCAGACTGGTCACCCAGCTACACAATGGAATGAAGTCGCAGGAGTCTGGGACATTCTATTCATGGCGTATAACACGCTCAAGCGTGAAGCTGGTGGTCAGCCTGTTAAACCTTTTGAGGCTTGGATGGATACTGTTGCAGATTTTGAGACAGGTACATCAAACCCAAAAGCCACGAGCCAGGAAGCATAAGCCGACTTCTAATTGAAGTGGCTATTGCCACAGGAATCGCTATGAGTGAATGGCAGACTGCAGAGGATGTACTAACAGCACTTGAGGTATTAAAGGAGAGAAATGGCAACTGAAACAATCAGTTATGATCGCCGCGAACTCCGAGCAATCACTTCAGCGTTTAAGGCTATGTCTGAGCAAGCAATCGATGAAGCCAAAAAGGAATCATCTGCATTGGCTGAGTTCGCTGCTGGCAAGATTAAAGCCAAAGCTGCAACTCGCACAGTCTCACCAGTAGCAGCGCAAAGAATTGCCGATGGAGTAAAGATATCCAAGTCCTCTAAAATTGGTGAGTTCTCTTATGGCTTTGCATCTCAAAAATTCTCAGGCGGTGGAACTACACGCGATCTGTTATACGGCATGGAGTTTGGTTCTAATCGCTTCAAGCAATTCCCAAAGCGAACACCGGTCAAGGGCAGAGGCAATTCTGGCTATTTCATCTATTCAACTCTCAGAGAGATTCAACCTGAATTGGTAAAGCAATGGGAAGCGGCATTTGATCGCATTCTAAAGGAGTATGACTAATGGCAGGCAATAGAACACTCAAGCTCTCCATCCTTGCAGATGTCGATGACCTCAAGAAGAAACTCAATCAAGGTTCAGATGAGGTTGAAGGTTTTGGATCTAAGTTAGGCAAATTTGGCAAAGTAGCAGGAGCAGCATTCTTGGCTGCTGGAGTTGCAGCTGCTGCCTATGCCAGCAAGTTAGCCATTGATGGTGTTAAGGCTGCCATTGAAGATGAAGCAGCACAGACTCGCCTAGCCACATCTCTAAAGAATGTGACTGGAGCCACAGATGCACAGATCAAGTCCACAGAGGCTTACATCCTCCAATCATCATTGGCTTTCAATGTCACAGATGACAAACTCCGTCCATCGCTGGATCGTTTGGTTCGATCTACGAAGGATGTCGAAGAGGCTCAAAAGTTACAAACATTGGCGATAAACATAGCCGCGGGCACAGGCAAGGATTTACAGGCAGTCACAGAGGCATTGGCAAAAGCCCACGATGGAAACTTCACAGCTCTTAAGAAACTGGGCGGTGGCATTGATGAGAGCATCCTCAAATCAAAGGATTTTGATGCTGCTACAGCTGCGCTATCAAAGACATTCGAGGGTCAGGCATCTAAGCAGGCTGAAACATTTGAGGGCAAACTAGGTCGGCTAAAGATCGCATTTGATGAAGGCAAAGAAACAGTAGGAGCATTCATTCTTGATGCAATAACTCCGATGGTGGACTTTATTGTTAAGAATGTAGTACCAGCCATCCAAGCATTTGCTCAGGGCTTAGGCGGTACAGAAGGCTTGAAGGCTAACCTCAACACAATTATTGAAATCGCCAAATCAATCTTCATCCCAGTAATTGAGGGTCTCAAGACTGCATTTGATGGGGTTAGAAAAACAGTTATGGATAACAAAGAATCATTCCAGACTCTATTTGATTTTCTTAAAACCTATGTTGCTCCATTCTTAGGCGGAGTGTTAAAGTTTGCTATCGAGGGTATTGGTAAAGCAATCTCAGCCGTTTTAACTTTAGTCGCTAGACTTATTGATGGCTTTGAGGCAATCATCCGACTTGGCAAAAAGGTAGGTGATTTATTAGGAGACATCAATCCATTCGGAGGCGGTAGAGCTTCAGGCGGTCCAGTCTCTATGGGCAAGACTTATCTCGTAGGCGAGAAAGGTCCAGAACTATTCTCACCTGGTAGCAATGGCACAATCATTCCTAACAAGGCTCTACGCAGCTCTGCCTCATCTGGTACGACTATCAATATCTCAGTTACAGGCGCAATCGATCCATCTTCTACTGCTCGTCAGATCGCTAACCTTCTCAAGAATGAAGCATCTACATCTGGATCATTCATCAATCTGGGACAGAGTGTCTTTGCCTAATGACTTGGGATCCTAATTGCTCAGTCACCATTGATGGTGTCGATTATAGTTCAAAGGCTATCAATGCCGTTACTGTTTCATTTGGGCGCACATCTTACTGGGAGCAGGCTCGCGCAGGTGTAGCCACAGTAGAGATCGTTAATTGGGATGACACAGATTACGCATTTGAGATTAACGATTCAGTCGTAGTCACAGTCGATAACGCCTCAGCGGTGGCTCGTACAGTATTTACAGGCAAGGTCACAAACGTGGCTTCACGCATGTCTGCAGTTGGATCAGTTAAAGAAGTGGCGGTCATCACACTAACTGCTGTAGGACCATTTGCTGCTATGTCTCGTAAGATCATCGGATCAAGCGGATATTCAAAAGAGCTTGATTCTGTACGCATGAGTAACATCTTTACCGATGCTGGAGTTACAGTCGATGTGGTAGATACTCCTGGCATTTACGAGTTTCATTCAGCACCAGCCTTCTCCTCCGATGCCTACTCGACGGCGGCAAAATATGCAGGCATGGCTAATGGATACATCTATGAAACAGCAGATGGCAAGGTTGGCTTTGCTAACGAGTCACGCAGATCAATCGATGTAACTGCCAATGGTTATATGCTTATCCCAGAAAATTACATCCTGTGGCGATCAGTCTCAAGCAACAAAAGCCTCGGAGACATCCTTAACTCAATTACCCTTTCATACAAAACCAATGCAACTGTCACATCCTCAGATGCGACCTCAGAGGGCTTGTATGGTCCATTGGGCGCAACTATCAGCACAGAGCTTGAACTATCCTCAGAAGCCCAAGAGTTGGCTGATAAGTACGTTGCCCTACGTCGTGTACCTAGACTCAACATGTCGGCATTTACTATTCAATTAGATTCGCCCAATGTCTCATCGGCAGACCTAGATGAATTGATCCAGATGACTATGGGCAAGGCAATCGAGATCAATGGTCTCCCAGTACCTTTAATCCCAACTAACTACTACGGATTCGTAGAGGGTTGGATCTTACAAGTAACACGCAATCAAGCTGCTATATCCCTGACTACCAGCGAATCCTCATACTCGATCCAGCCTACACGCTGGCAAGATGTGAACGCTGCGCTTGCGTGGAATGCGGTGGGTGCTGCGGTACAATGGGCTACATACGACTAGGAGCATGAATGGCAAACACAACTAATTTCAACTGGGCAACCCCGGATGACACAGCATTGGTCAAAAACGGAGCATCGGCAATCCGTACTCTTGGCTCATCTGCTGACTCAACTGTTCAAGACCAAGTCATTGCCGCATTGATGGGAG